GCTGCTTGTGTGCTGCCTCCTCCTGCTTTTGTACCCATGTACGCTACTCCACCCGCTATACCGCTAGGAGCGCCAACAGCCTCGGTTTGAATGATACGTTTAATGTAATTCATTGCTAAGAGCGCATCTGTTTTATCTTGTTTTGTTTTAAACAAGAAATCAAAGTCTCCTTTTTTCTTAGACAACTCAGCCAATGCTGCATTGACGTTAAAGTCTGGAGCATTAGCAGCAGCTCCGGGAGTCTGTGCTTTTTCCAACACATCGTTAAAGGTAGCTCGTCTTACTGTGTCTAATACTAAAGAGGCATCTGGATTATTTTGTAACACGTCAATCAAAATAGCCCGTTGAGAAGGTTCTGCTGTTTTAAGTCTTGTAACTACTTTTTCAGGAACAAGCTCAGTTGGCGCAACATCAAAGAATTTAACTAAAGGGCGGTCTGCGTAAACATTGATTGCATCTAGGTTAGAAGAAAACTTATCCCTAGCTTTTTTTAACTGTTCTGCGCCGGGAACACCTGAATCAATCGCATCGTCTAAGGCTGTTCTAAAACCATTTAACACAGCTCTAGCTACGCCTTTAGCTTGTCCGGGAGCAACACCTTCAAATATATTACCTTTACCAAAGTCTGCTGTGCCTGAGTAAGCTGCCTCACCCCAAGCAGATAAGTTCTTTTGTAATCTATCAATATCAATTCTTAGCGCCTGTGCCGGTGTTGCAGGAGTTACATTGACGGCTGCTGGCTGTCCTGTAGGACCCAATACTGCGCTTGGTGTAACTGATTCTGGAACAGCGGGAATAGCGTATTCAGCAACAATCTTAGCCACAGAGTTTTTTAATGTTTCAAAACCCGGTGTTTCTGGAGGTATTTTACCAAGACTGGCTTCTGCAGCACTAATAATAGGCTGTGTGTCTACTGTTCCACCAGCCTTCTTAGCAGCACTAAAGTCTTTTCCAGCGTCTGAACGAAGGCGTGTAGACAATGCTTTACCGTAGTTGTTAAATGAAGTAACAACCGATTTAGTCAAATCCTCTGGAGACAGTGTTTTTTGTGCTGCTCTGTCAAATATAGTAGTCAAATAATCTTCCACCGAAACAGCTTGTGCTTGTCTAAATGCAGGTGCGTTTTCAGCTCTAGGTGAAGCCTGTACACGAGCTTCTTCAGCAAGCTGTCTACGACTTCCTGTAAGCTCGCCGGGTGTCATCGGACCAACCGATAACAAGCTACGGGTCTCTGCTTCTGATGGAAATGCACCAATGGGTTGACGGAGCTGCTCACGACCAGCAACAAAGCCGCCCTTAGCAGCGTAAGGCGTAGCCTGAATAGCGAACTGACCTAAAGGAGAGTCAGTAATTAACGGAGCAACTGCGCCAGTTCCACCAGCAACAGCAAACTCACCAGCACCTGCACCAATTCGAGATGCTGTTGTTCTTCCGACATTAAACAATCCCGGAACACCTGCCACTGTCAAAGCAGCAGCAGGAGCGCCAGCGGATGCAATGTTATACGGTGTTTGATACGGTGCAGACTGTAAGTTGATACCAGTAAGGTCTTGAATACCTTTTAGAATACGAGTAGGTTCAGCAGCAGCTAAATTTCGATCAGCCCCTAAGTAATTATATAAACTCTCCCAACCACCGATTAAATCAACAATGCCTTTAGCTGACCCTTTAGCTATAGACTCAACAGTGTTTTTAGCGATGTCTGCAAAAGACGTAGAAGATGTGTCTAAAACTGATTTTTCAGCATATCCAATATATTCATTGTTTGCTATTCTACGTCTAATCTCATCTGCAGATAAATCAGAAATATTAGCCATTATTTACTCTCTTTTTCTTTTTTTGCCAACGCAGCCTTTAGTTGCTCCAGTGTATATTCTGGTTTATTTGCACTACCAGTAGGCGCTAGTGTTTCACGAGGAATCTTATATTCAAAGCCGCCTAATCCACGGTTGCTACGAGCATAGTTCTCTAAACGAGTCGACTCATCTGCAATGAGCTGCTGTTTACCACGCATATATTCAATAAGTTTACGACGAGCATCTGCACTTGTTTCAAGTTGTGGAATAAGTGCTTCAATAAACTTACGGTCTTCGTTAGAGAAGCCAGCACCGAGTTTACCGCCGAGAGTTTGAAAGATAACATCTTTTGCAACTTTATCATACTGTTGTGAAGATGAAATACGAGATACGTCGGCACTAGAGGCTAATCCAATAGTGTTTAAGAAGTTAGCTGCTCCAACTCGTCCTGTAGCGAATGTACCGCTAATTAATTGTTGATTATTTAACGACTCTAATTTAGCTAAAGACTGTAAAGTAGAAATAGCGGTGTCTCTTGTTTCCATTGCTTTTGTAACTGTTTGAGCATCGTTCTTACCAAGCTGCTTAACAAACTCAGACTCTCCTGCTGGTAAATTAACAGTAGATGTCGCACGACTTGTAACAACGCTTATTGGGTCTCCTACTCGTCTAATAATTGCGCCTGTTGCCTTGTCCACAACTGCCTGTTGCTTCATATCTGGTTGACCATCTACACCAACCCACGCAAGTTGATTTCCCTCAGTTTCTGTTTTTCTAAGGTTTAATCCTCTAGTAATAGCACTGCCTTCTATCTCATCAGCACGCTTTGCCGCCATCATTGCCTCATTTGGTGCAATCGGTTGCAATGCTTGAGCAAACTCCCGCATCCCAGTAGGGGATGTTAAGTCAAACTGTGAAGACAGTTGCTTGATAGCCGTTACCTTCTGCATCTCAGCATCACCACCCATCAGTCCGGTAGCAGCACGTCCGAGTTGTGAACCACCCAGATAAGCGCCATACTGTGCTTGTTCTGCAGGTCCTAAATTAGCAAACTGAAAGGCTCTGCTTGTATCAGTCGCTTGTCGTTGTTGTGCTAACTGTTGTGGATTAACACCAAATAAACCGCCTACAATAGTATCAGCCATGATTAATTAAACCCTTGCATTTGTGCAGCTAACATCTGCTGTTGTTGAGTTCCTCCAGAACTTGGAATACTGGACAGATAAGCATTTTGTTGTCCGTATGCCCCTTGAGGTGTTCCGCCATAGTTTATCATATTATTAAACCAGTTACCAAGTTGATTGGTTGTTCCGGGATTAATAGAAGAACCAAGACCAGTTAATGATGCGCCTAAAGGACTGTAAGCATTAGCTCCGTATTGTGTTTTGGCTGCAGCAAGTCCTCCTGACAACAACGACTGACCAACACCTTGCCCTGCCGTTGCTGTTCGTCCGCCTAACTGAGCGCCAATGTCTAAAGCGTTTTGACCTAACGATTCTACAGTTCCTGCAAGACCTAACTGAGTCTGCAATGGACCATAACCTGCGGTTGTTAATGCAGGTACTTGTCCCAATAGTTGACCGCCCGTTCCTAACAAACCAGCACCAAACTGTGTACGTTGCTGTCCGTACAGGTCTGCATTGGCTGCCAGTTGTGCTTCTTGTTGTGCTAGAGCATTGTAATAGGCTTGCAATTCCGGATTTGAAGGAGCTGAACCAGTGCCTGTCTGAACTCCTAAACCACCTCTACCTGAACCAAATAACCCGCTTCTGACTTTAGTTAAGGCAGATTCCTGACTTGGGGCTAATAAGGCTCTTTGTTGTGTCAAATAGTCTTGAGCAGCTTGTTGCGGTGATGTTGCTAAATATTGCTGTCCTAGATTAAACAATCCTTGAGCGCCGCCCATTAAAGGCTGCGCTGCTGCTCCAATGTCTTCAGGACGATAAGCACCAGCTTGAGACAACAGCCTGTCTCTGATAGCTGCCATTTCTGGTGTTAAAGTATACGAAGCTGATTCAGGACCGTAAGGACCTTGAGTAAATTGAGATGAACCAAACCCGGTTGTTACACCAATAGGTCTAAATTGTTGTGCTTGTGCGGCTTGGTCTGCAGCATATCGTTGAGCATCAGCAGCAGTGTTGGCGGCTGATTTATTTGCTTGTGACGATATGTACGACCCTGCGACTGTTGCTGCGGCTGCAGCGGCGGCTCCCCATGGCATATTAAGTTCCTTCTTTCATAATTAGTACTTCATCTACTTTATCTGGATTAGTTTCTTCTGTGGCGTGAATACAAAACCAATGTGCGTTTTCTAAAGCTGTTATCGAATGATTTAAATGCTTTTTAATTGTTAGACAAGCAGGAGCAGTAAACTCTTGTGTGCCTTCATCTGTCTTAACAATTACTTTACCGCTGGCTAAGATACTTAAATGGTCATAGTCGTGAGCATGACTCAATGCAAAATAACCTTTAGGTAACAGCATCTGTTTAGCATACACACCACTGGAAAAATGATGTTGAATACCTAAATCAATTTCAAAAGTACCTTGTAATTCTTTAAATTGTTCAGATACGGTGTGCATTTTTATCCTTATACTTTTCAGTTCTAATACAAACAATCATTGCTATTCTATCGCTATCTGTTTTATTATCAACCCAATGAATATTTGAATTATCAAACCACCAAGCCTGTCCTAATTCTGGTTCAATGACACCATCATCAAAACCAAAAATAGAACCTTCTTTGTTTAAGACAGGTATATAAAACTTATCATAATACTGAGCATGCCAACCAGAATCAGTGTGTCTCGCTATGTGTCCGTTAGGTGGTAGTTTTGTAATTAAAATACCGCCTAGTCTTTCTCCATCAACTTTAGACATTAAATCAAACACAACTTTCTTTACCGCTGGTATCTTTTCGATAACTGGATACCAGATAGAATCATGTTCTGCTTCAAATCCTTTTAAGTCTCCTTTTTCTTCAAAAGGTTTTACATCGTTATATCTTGCCCAAATATCACTCATCTCAGCATGAGGAGAGTTTGGAAATGTTCTACGATAATTATATTTATCAAATTCTTCATAATTATCTAACAACTCTTTTTGTAACTGAGTTACATCTAAATCAGAACAAACTAATTCGTGTGATTTTGGCATGGTATAGTCTTCACGAATGACGACAGGTACTTTGAAACTCAAGCTGTTCTTTCTTATACTGAAGGTAATTGTGTAGTTTCAGCAGCTTTAGCTTCATCCCATTTAACTACGCAAGCGTTTGCCCAGTTTGGAAGTTCTGTAATAATTTCGTTCTGTGGCTTTGGTCTACCGCTAAATTCAATTTCGCCTTCTGTTTCGTACCATTGTAAAGCGTGTACATTAGGTGGAACGGCTGATAGGTCTAAACCAGAATAAGATATGCCATCTTTGTAAACAGCGCCATCTTCTCGAATAATTGTTAACTTCATATTAATTCTCCAAAATCATTGTTTGTGCTTGCTGCGGAACACCAGCAGCGGCTAGTAATACACGCTGTCCAACTTCATTATTTTTAACCATCTCATTACGAAAAGACTCAACTGCCGCACTTGTGCCTCGTTGTTGTTGGCTATTCTCAATCATCAGCATTGGCATCCAAGCCATAGAGCAACCCCATTCATCTACTGGCTCTCCGCTATTAGGGTTTGTGCCTCTTATTTGCATAAACCAAGCACACTCAAGCTGACGACAAGGTTTAAAACCATCTAAAGGACAATTAGATTTAGATTCTATTTTCATTAGTTTTTAGAGCAAAGAATAATGTCAATGTACTGCACGTTTAATGTAACAGCAGATGATGTACCTGAACCTGAACCTGAAAACGAGTGGGTGTGAGAGCCGCCGCCACCAGTTGCTCCAGTTGTACCGTCAACAGGAGAATTGCTGGTTGTAGAATTTGCTACTCCAGAATTACCTCCTTCTGCGCCAACAGTGATTTGTGGACCCCATGTA